CGTGCAAGTCAAGAATTTAGCCGTCAGAAAATATATGTATCAATTGAGGAGTTCGAGGATAAGCAGCGGGACTTCACCGAGGCTAAACAGTATGCTAATATTGTTGAGTAGTGTTTGTTTTCATGGTAAGATTCTTTTTTTAACGTATTTTGGTTTTAGCATAAACACAATAAACAAACCGAAAACACTAGTTAAAGCGTAGATTATAGCTTCACCTAATCTATCCATCTGTGTTAGATTCTGTTTCTGTCTTATTCGTACCGACCAAACAAGCACGTATAAAAGTGCGGGTATGTAATAAATAGCAGGAATTATAAGTATCATCATGGTTTAATTTTTAGCTCCTCACCTGTTAAGGCAAAGTATAGGTTTTGCAGTTGGTGTACGTATTTTAAATCTTTTATAAATCCGTGATTGTTACAAATATTAGTTTCACCATGACGCCACCGGCATTGATACATGCCTTTGGTGTAGTTAGGAAATTCAGTTGTATTTGTATTATTAAAACCAAAATCAATAAGCCATTCCTCGGTTAACCGTATTGGTTTACCCTTTTTAATTGCTAAACCTGTACTGAAGTCATTACGGCAAACCGTTGCTGTTTTGCTATATAAATCTACAAAGTTTCCGATTCTTAATTCTGTTGCTTTCATAGTTGTTATTTGTTAATTTTTATCACCACCCCAAACACGAAGCAGCTAAGTTGTAAATCAATATAATGATGCAACCCTATAATAGGAGACACCTTTCCTTTAATACGCGCGGCCGTAAGGTTTAAGCGCATATCTACCCCTTAAGTATATCCTATTAGATCAGCCCCAACTTGAACACCACCGAGCGCGACATTAGCACCCGTAGCGAAGTAAGGCCGATCTTGGAATAAACCTACCTCAATAGCGTTATACGAAAACGGCACACCTTTAAAATTACGATCTACGCGGTAGGATAAAGACACCCCGCCATCGGTTACGTTCTGGAGCGGGACGAGCTGAGCGAATGATTGGAAGGATAAAATGATTAGGGTTAATATGATTAGTGTTTTCATGGTGTTTTTTTTTGTGGTGTGTTTATTCAGTTGTTATATAGAATGTTTTTCTAGCAGTTCATCAGTAGCTTTAATTTCATTATCATACCATTCTTTAGGATAGTTTCCTTCTTTTTTTAGTTTATCAAGTTGGGTTCTCCAATCCAATAAAGCATCTATGCTTGGCAGTTTACCAAGTCTTTTATAGTCGGCTAGTAAAACACTTTTCATAACATTATTTAAAATTCATTAAAACGAAATTTTACACTTGTCATTATATGGCATTTAAAACCTCTACCTTACAAGTACAGTCAGTATTTTTCTCTGCTGGCTCATTATGTAATCCACAATCAGAGTCGTGTCCAATCGGTGTTCTGAATCTATCTAATACAATTGCAATATCATCCCAAGTAACATAGTCAATATTATCTTCGGTGGCTTTACTTCGATCTAATAGTTCATCGTTTAATATGTCAATAAATAAATTATTGTCTGTCATAATAATTAACGCCACATAACAAATCCTATAAATCATTGCCTTTGTGGTCTTTGTTTTTAATTATAAACGTTTTTATATTGGCAACGCTTCATAGCCAAACGTTACACAAATATAAGACATACGTTTTAGATACGCAAGTAATAAAGAAAGAAATTATTCTATACTTTATTATCACCATCTATACCGTAGCCATCATATCAATTGTCCCGCGAACATACACAACGAAGTTCCTCCGCGCCTCTGTCCGCTTCGCAGATAACACAGCAACATTAGCAAGGTGCATTTCTCTGTCGTTCTCCATAGATTTACTAAGCGCTAACTGCTTAGCAAGGTGGTCTTCGATTTCAACGAGCGCCTGGATAATCTTCTTCGCGTCGTTGTGCCGGTTAAGAATATCGTTTACTGTGACCTTTTTCGGCTTGATTCCTATTAGCTCACTCATTCTCTTCTAGGTCTTTTTGTACTAATCTTTTAATCTGTCCTGTCATGCTTTGCCCGATCTTATTGCAATGCTTTTGAAACCTCTCTTTAAATGGTGAGAGGTAAACCGTTACTCTGTCGTCTGACATCTTAGTATTGCTCATAGTTTTCTTTTATGTAGTTATAAATAAAGAGCTTTATTCTGATCAACAAGTCATCGTTGATCCTCTCAAAATACCCATTACTACTTATGTAGCCCACATAAACATATATTCGAGGATTAGATTTTTCTCCATGTAATGAGTAGTCAACCATTACTTCTTCAGTAATACTACGCCTCCAGAACCAATAATATCTTTCAGTATGGTTGATTTCTATCCGAGCTACTTGATCGGTGAGTTCTAGCATCTTCATATTACTCCGTCGTTAAAGTGGCCTTTGCAAGAAATAATATTTCCCTCAAAATGAAAGGAAAACATATCTCCATCAACACTGCAAGTACCCCAAAACTTAAGCACACCTTTACCAGCCATATAAGCAGAAGGTGGTCCCTCAATCCACCAACCACCAGAACCACATATAAAATGCGTTATCTCAATCGGTTTCAATTTTGGCTTTACTTCTTCGCCCATTCCTGAGCAGTCAATTACAGTTGTCATATTGTTGTTTATCTAGTTAGCTGTAAAAATACGCCTTTATAACGTTGGTATAACGTAACTCCTATAATATACTAATCCCTCTAATTAACTTAGCGCGAATTAAACAATAGTCGATTGGATATTCTACGCATTAACGGCATTATAGGAGAGCGCGAGCCAGCATTAGAGTCCATTCTAATAGAAAACGGGGTTGGTGAAAACTTCACCGCCCAAATGATGCGCGACTATCTCAGCCAAAACACCGAGGGGCCGTTTACTATCGAGGTTAATTCTATAGGTGGGGACGTAATCCAAGGGTTTGAGATTGCCGATATGATCGACAGAGAGAAAGGAAAAGGCCGCGAGGTTACTACTATAGGAATGCAGTTTGATTCCATTGCGTCAATCATATTCCTTAAAGGAGATATTCGAGAATCAGTAAGAGGCGCAGGGCCTTTAATTCATAACTCATGGCTGCACCCCGATCAATTAGGCGACACCTCTTTAAATGCTCAAACGCTTAGAGAGATCGCCGACGATAACGACGAGGCTGATTTCGCCATGATGGTTGAATATGTAGCTAAGGCGGGAAGAGACAATAAGCGATTGATTCAGGACTTAATGCGTAACGAGACGCAGCTAACAGACAAGCAGCTTATTGATTTGAATTTCGCAACTAAGATCATAGCACCAATAAGTACCATTAAACACGGCAAGGCTTTGAGCTACAATTCAAAAGCACTTAAAGCAATGGCGGTACAGTCAGTGCAAGAGTATTCTGATGTTCTAGCGTTCCGCGATGGTAAAGTATTTCTAATTCAAAGAAGCCTAGACGATGACTTTGAAGCGGGAAAATTTGCATTCCCAGGCGGTAAGATAGAAGAGGGAGAAACAAGCGAAGGGGCAGCACTAAGAGAACTTACAGAGGAGACAGGGCTAACAGTTTCTAACCCTCAGCACTTAGGGCAAATCACTAATGATGATGGTACTATATCACACTACTACGCGGGACAAGCTGAGGGAGATATTAAACTAAGCGAAACGGAAACAGAAACCGCTGATTTTTACAGCCTAGAAGAACTTAAAAAGCTGCCTATTATTATGGACAGCTTACAACGATACGAAGATTTAATTTTAAAAACGACAGAGATGAGCGACGAATTAAGCGCAATCAAGAAAGCCATGAACACGCTTAAGGCGTTGGTTATTGGTGGACGTAAATCCATGCTTTTACCCTTAGCGGGTGGAGCGGGTGAACTTTTTATCTTTTCCGAGGACGGAGAAATAGAAGGTAAAAGAGCGGTATTAGCAGAAGGTGGAGAACCCACAGAGACGCCAGCACCAGAAGGAAGTCATTCTTTAAACGATGGCCGATCTATTACAGTAGGCGCGGACGGAGTAATTCAGTCTGTAACTGAGTCCGCAGTAGATGCACTTGCAGCTATGGAAATGGAAAAAGACAAGATGGCCGCTGACATGGAGGATAAGGATAAGATGATGGCCGTAAAGGACGACGAAGTTAAAGCGGCTCAGTTGGCGCTTAAGACTTTGAAGGCTGAAACGGAAACTCAGATAAATGCCTTAGCCGCAAGTATCAAGCAATTAGAAGCGGTAGTTCCCGGTGGTGGAAAACCACTAACACGCCAAGCGGTTTTCTTAAAAAGCCAAACGGACATTAAAGATATGTTACCAAGCGAAAGACGGTTGGCCTCACAAATTGCATCACGCAAAAACGATTAATTAAATAAACTTATTACAATGGCAGCAAATCCAACGTTTACTTCTCCAACTTATGCTGGAGAATTTTTTGACCAAATGTTCGGCCCAACCGTTCTGAATCCCTCCAAGCTTGAGGACTTAGATTTAGCAACGGTTATAGACCGAGCTAAATACAAAGAGACTATTTACGATGCGGATGATACCGTAGAGTTAGCAAACTCTAGTCCGACTTATACAAGTCAAGGTTCTACCGCTGATTTAGCAGAGATCAATTTAACCTTGGTCCCTTACCAGTTTAACAAGACTATTAGTTTAGACACTATCCGTCTTAGCTGGTACTCTAACAAGTTAGGCGCTGGTTCAATGGAAGATTATACCTACGATCAGCTAGTAGATCAGTATATCAAGATGGTGTATGTTCCTAAATTGAATCAAGCGCAATCTAACTTAGTGCTTAATGGTAAGAATGGTTTAGGCGCTGATATCGGTACTTACTCGTTTAGCGCATCTTACTCTGGAGTGTATGAATTATTCAATGCCTCAAGTGAGATTAAAAAACTAAGCATTGGAGCAGACGAGGTATCTATTGTTTCAGTAACCAAGGGGGCAACCCTTACCACTTTAACCGTAGCTTCTGACGTTAGGAACTCTCTTACAATTGATAACGTTATATCTATTCGCGGTGCTGCTGGTACTGGTTGGACCTTGATTAATGGCGACTTTATTGTAAAAGACTTAACGGCAACTACCGTGGTTCTTGAGCTAAACAGTAACGCTTTGACTAATGCCAATTACACAGGTAACACGGGTAAGATTCGGTTCATCAACTCGCAAAACATAATTAAGAAAATTGCAAGTCACTACCGCGCGATACCTTTACAGATCAGACGTGCAGGGGTGAAGATTGTAATACCCGGACACCTAGAAGCAGAATGGCAATTCGCAGTATCTGAGGCGCAGCAAAACGGCGGAGAATTTTACTTAAAATCTCACGAGCTTACTTTCATTGCTTCAAATATTGTAGTACTTGACAATGCACCTGCCAACACTTTAGGAAGTTGGGAAGCTAGCCGTGTATTCTACGGATACGACCTAAGCGACGATTATAGCAAAGTGTCTGTATTGTGGCAAGGTGATACATCAGGAGACGAAGTGTATAGACTTAAAGGAAGGATGAAGACAGGCTTAGCGCTGACTGCTAAATTCCAGAAAGAGATTACTCTATCTACTCCAGACGCATAATTAACGAGGGAGGGGTAACACTCTCCCTTTTTTTCTAACATTAAAAAAATTATAAAATTATGTGTGTAACATCATTGAGTACAGGGTTGGCGGGTGCCTGCGCGGCCGTAAAGAAAGCGGGGGGGGTAAATAAGGCGATTTATGCAGGCAGCGTAAAAGACTTGACTAGCGTAACATTTGCCGACGACGGAACAGTTTCTGCGCTAACTTTTGCCGTTGGAAAACAACTGGTTAAATACGTTGGCCGAAGCGCAAAAAATACCGCGAGCGAGCCAATAACAGCAGAGGGAGAGGGGAATGTTAACGAGTATGTGCATACTGTTCAACCCGTATTATACCATTTTACGCAAGCTGAAAGAGATGCAATAGAAGACTTATTTGCGCTGGATCAGGCTTTCTTTATCATCCCGATGCGAAGCGGTCAGATATTAGTTTATGGATTGTCTAAAAATGTGGCCACCTTGCAGGATTTTGGCTTAAAATTAAGCGAAGGAGACGATGCCGTAGGTATCGAATTAAATGATATGAATGCGCAGACTTGTACGATGGCAGGTAATATGCTGCACAAGGCGATCATCTATAACGAGGGAGTCACTTACCCCAACAACATTACGGCTATTGAGGCATACTTGACTCCTGCCACGTAATGGATAGTTATAGGCTAAAAAAAGAATACCAGAATAAAAAAGTAGCGGTTGCAATTGGTGACCGCTCTTTTGGTATTGACAAAGATTTCCACACGACCTATACAAATGCTAATGCTTTTATTGAGAAAAACATTAATATCCTTAGCAAGTACTTTGACGTGGTAAAGCCACAGACCGATGCCAAGAATAAGAGCACAAAAAAATAACATCTAATTAACTATGCCAAACTTTTCACTTAAAGCTATGCTGGCCTCGATCCGCGACACAATAAGCCAAGACGGCCGTGCGTGGAGATGGGGAACGCAAGATAACTTTCCAAACATTATCATTGATAGTGCGAACGATTCAGGGGTAGCGAGAGAGTGCATAGATAAATTAGAGACTTTTATCGCGGGAAACGGAATTAAAGATGAGACGTTTTTTGATACGGCCGCTAATCCGGATCAAACGTGGGGAGAGTTAGACCGTGCTATTAATCAGACATTGGCATACATTCCGGGGATTGCCCTTCGGGTATTGTACAACGCGGGGGGGTTACCTGCTGAGTTTTATTTGTTACCGATCCAGAATGTTCGCCGTCGATTTGATGGACAGTTTATTTACGGCATAGACCTAGGTGATCCGGCGGGGTTTAATTCCTTCGCAGGTAGAAATCGTGAAATTTTACCCCCGTTCGGAACAGCTAAAACACCCTCAGATGTGAGGGCTATGATGGCTAAACAAATGGCTAAACACGATAGACAACTTGGTGAGTTGCTTTATATCTTCACGCCTGGAGTTGGTTTGAATTATCAATACTACCCTGTTCCTAAATGGTCAGCAGGGCTAAACGACATTAACGCTGATGCGGCCTTATCTCTACATGAAGAGAGTCAAGTATCAAACAGTTTTAAAGCTGGCGTAATCATACAGACTAGGCCCCTAGATAAGGTGCTTAAGGATGAGAATGAGAAAACAGAATACGACTACTTTCAAGAGGAGTCTGAGAAGTTTTGTAGTCCTGACGGATCGCCAATACTACACTTAGAGACTCTTAACGGGGAAGCATCTGCAACCGTTACCGCTCTAAATATTCAGCATCAAATGGATGCGACAGAGAAAGCAACGGACAGAATCGGCCGCAAGGTGTGTAGGTTGTTTGGTGTTCCGCCTATTTTATGCGGTTTCGCTACAGCGGGAAAACTTGGAGAGAGTCAAGAGCTAGTTAACTACATGAAGCTATTCAGTTTAACACTTAAAAAGAAGTGGGAACTAAAAGCAAGAATGTATAAAGCATTATTTCCAGAAGTACCAAAAGAAAACTTTGAAACTATCGCTATTGATTTGTTTAGCTTCTTACCGGATAACGTAGTTGCTAAGTTAACACCGTTTCAGTTAAACGAAATATTTAAGTTACCAAAAGATCCAAGCGTAGCAGAACCAATACCAGCGGCACAAGCAACGGAGCAAGCAGAAGTAAACGAACACCTTAAGACATTAACAGGTAAACAACAGCAGAATATTAATCGCATAGTTAGAGAGTACAACAAAGGACAATTAACAGAAGTACAAGCCGTGATGCAATTAACGTCAGGCTTTGGCTTTACCGAGGAAGAAGCGAAGGCATACTTAGCAATTGAAGAAGAAGAAATAACAGAGTATTAAATGGAACTACTTTTAAAAACCGACATGCAAGGCTGGACACCGTACGCGGCAGGAACTCCTGACACCTTTTTCAATCCTTCCAAAACTCATGTAGTTGATTCTATCGGCGGGGTAATTTCGGACGAAGCACTAACCGATATACTAGCCTTTACACGCGGGGACGGAACAGATGCAGCCACAGCGCTCTATCAATTCTGGGAAACATCAGTACTACCTTACGCTGTGCTGACTGTATTCGTGGAGATGTTAGCGACTCACGGCTACACTTTCTCTACCAACGGGATTATTCAATTCGCAGACCGAGACAACACGAGCGCAGGGGTGGACGAGAAGAGTAGAGGGATGTTTATTAGGCAGTACACTACACAACGGGAACGATATAAGACACTAATGCAGCGCGCGTTTAACGACGTGAAAGGGATATTTGACTCTACTACCTACATTATTAACACGGAGAAATATAACACCGTTAAACACCCTCCAGTGTTCAAGGCAATTGGAAAGGTTAACACCGTAAGAGATCAGAGTATTTTTTTCAGACTATAACAACTTAAGAATATAATATCATGGCAATAACAGAAAGAACAAGTTTTAGTAAATCGGGATCACAAGACATTGTAGTAGCTACCGGTACAGTAACAGGCAGATGGCGAGCAATTAAAGCGGCTCAGAATGCAGCGGCCTCTGTTACGGTAATATTTCAGTTCCCAGACAGTACACCGAGAAACTTAATCTTAGCGCCTGGCGAAGTGGAGTACGGGGTGATAACTTCTATTGACACCACGGATGGAACTATTAGAGCTTATATTGACACTAATCCACCTGTTTAATGTTAGGATTAGGGCTAGGCTTACAGTATAGAAACTTAGCTTCTGGCGACGTGTCCTCATTTTTCGGCACGTTCGGGCAAGCGGCGGCGGGTTGGTCGTTGCAATCATTGGACGGCTCAGATAGTCGGGTTGTAAGAGTTCGTAGAACCTCAGACGATGCGGAGGCAGATTTTAGACCTAGCGAGATTAACGGCGGGGCTTTAGCTACTTGGGTAGGTGCTGGTAATGATGGAGCGGTAAAGATTATATACGGTCAAGGGTCGGGACTTGATAACTTTGTACAAGCTACAACAACCTTGCAGGGTATTATAGTAGATAATGGCGTACTAAACACGATAGGAGGTAAGCCCGTGATATTAAGAAGCGCAAGTAATAATGGAGGGTATTTATCAACCTTCCAACCTAATGACGGGGCCACTGTTAAAGGGGTGTTTTACGTTGGGGATAATAACGGAAAAAGCGGAACCATTTTCGGCAGCGCGTCAGGCTCGGCAGATTACGGATTTAACGCAGTTAGCGGCTCAACATCTACCGTAGTAGATAACAAACCGACAGTAACAGCCTCATTCATTAACGGGGCATCTAACACGCCAGCAAATAGGGGTGTAGCATATACGGCAACGGATTTGCAGTTTTTAATGTATATAGAAATACGGTTTAATTTTGCCGTTAATTCATTGGGGCTAGGGTATAATCAAGCTTCGCCGTCTAATATCGGGATGTTCTCATTCCAAGAACTAATCATCTACCTAAACACCGACGACGAAGACGAGAAGCAAGCGAACATTAACGAACGTTACGGAGACATATACTAATGAAGTACTACATTTTCACCACCGAACAAGAAGCTTTACAATACGATATTGACGTATGCGCACATCACAACTTTAGCGTAGGTACTAATTGGGCAAATCCTATTAAGCACCCGACCCGCAATGAGTGGGCAATTTCGGAAAGCCCACGCGTACAAATAATAGACGAAAACGAAGACATTACCGCTGTTGAATTAACTAACGACTGGTTTAACGATTCGATATGATACAGACTGCTTTGCTCGTTGCTTTATTTGCGTTTCTCTTTGCCACGTTCCGAGAACTTTCCGAGCATGGAAAAGAGGGCGGGTTTATCGGTTGGGCTAATTGGTGGAACACCCCGTTAAGCTGGAGCAATAAACATAGCTGGGGGCCTGATTGGCTTCCAAAATGGGTGTTCGGTTCTGCTTTAGTTTGGCTTACCGATGCGGAACACTTCTTTCAATTTCTTAGCCTTCTTTGCTTTTTGGCAATCGTCTATATATTAGGCGGCTGGCAAATGGCTTTAGTCGCTTACCTTGCCCAAGCCTTAGCGGGCTTATTAAAATCATTCACATCAATCAAATGAAATTAACAAAAAACTTTAGCTTACACGAGTTCTTAGATTCGCGATTTTTTAACGAGGCGGAACAGAAACGAGTAAAAGAAAGCTACCGAGACAATACTTTTGAATTAGAACCTAACCT